ATGAACGCACCGTCCAAAGATCCCCAACTCGAGTCGCTGAAAGTCCCGCCGCATTCGATCGAGGCCGAGCAATCGGTGCTGGGCGGCCTGCTGCTCGACAACGCGGCTTGGGACCGCATCGCCGACTTCTTGTCGCAGAGTGATTTTTACCGCTACGACCACCGCCTCATTTTCGAGCACATCGGCAAGCTGATCGCAGCGACGCGGCCGGCCGACGTGATTACCGTCTATGAAGCGCTCGGCACCGCGGGTAAAGCCGAGGAGGTCGGCGGTCTCGCGTACCTGAACGCGTTGGCGCAGAACACGCCGAGCGCGGCCAATATTCGCCGTTACGCGGAAATCGTGCGCGATCGCGCCGTGCTGCGCCGGCTCGTTTCGGTTGCCGACGAAATCTCGGCCGACGCATTCAACCCCCAGGGTAAGGAAGTCCGGCAACTGCTGGACGAGGCCGAATCGAAGGTGTTTTCGATCGCCGAGGACGGCGCGCGCGGCACGCAGGGTTTCCTCGAAATCGGACCGCTGCTGACGCAGGTGGTCGAGCGGATCGACACGCTCTATCACACCGCCAATCCGAGCGACGTGACCGGCACGCCAACCGGCTTCGTCGACCTGGACCGCATGACCTCGGGCATGCACGGCGGTGAGCTGATCATCGTCGCGGGTCGTCCGTCGATGGGTAAAACGGCGTTTTCGATGAATATCGGCGAATACGTGGCGGTCGAATACGGCTTGCCGGTCGCGGTGTTCTCGATGGAAATGCCGGGCTCGCAACTCACCATGCGTATGCTGGGTTCGGTCGGCCGGCTGGATCAGCACCGCATGCGAACCGGGCGCCTGACCGACGAGGATTGGCCGAAGCTCACGCACGCGGTGCAGAAAATGAGCGAGGCGCAGATTTTCATCGACGAAACCGGCGGCCTGAACCCGATGGAACTGCGTTCGCGCGCGCGCCGGCTGTCGCGCCAATGCGGCAAACTCGGCCTGATCATCATCGACTATTTGCAACTGATGAGCGGCTCTTCGACCGGCGAAAACCGCGCGACCGAGATTTCCGAAATCTCGCGTTCGCTCAAGAGTCTCGCCAAGGAACTCGACGTGCCCGTGATCGCACTGTCGCAGCTCAACCGCGGTCTCGAGCAGCGCCCGAACAAGCGGCCGATCATGTCGGACCTGCGCGAATCCGGCGCCATCGAGCAGGACGCGGACGTGATCCTGTTCATTTACCGGGACGAGGTTTACAACCCCGACAGTCCCGACAAGGGCACGGCGGAGATCATCATCGGCAAGCAGCGGAACGGTCCGATCGGTCCGGTGCGCCTCACGTTCCACGGCCAATATACGAAGTTCGATAACTTTGCGGGTGCGCAAAATTTCTACGGCGAGTGACGCCCAGGAAGTAAAGCGACAACTCACGCGCCTGTTGTAACGGCGCTTTCACAAGTGCGGCATCCACCCCGGAACGGTACAATATGGCGGTTTTATGTCAGCCATTACGTGACCAATTTCCGGGATCCCAATGTTCGGTCGATTCATGCCCACCGAGGGCAAAAAATGCAGTTTCAGGCTGTTTCCGTGAGTGCCAAGAAGTTATCTAAGTCACTGTAAACACTGAATTTTATGTTTCTGTGTGTTTCGATGATTTGCTGTATGTCTTTTCGTACGAAATTCGTACGAGCCAATTTTTTCCTTTATGATGGCGCCGTCCCAACATCGGCCCGGCCCATCCGTGACAACCAAAATCAAGATTGACAGCAAGACTGCGCGCGCCAAGCTCCTGCCGCGCCGGGAGCCGTATTTTGTCCGTCTGTCGGCTGGCGTATTCGTCGGCTTCCGCAAGCTCGATTCCGGTTCCGGTACGTGGATTGGCCGCTACCGCACCGACGACAGTAAGCAGGTGTTTAAGTCGTTCGGGGAGTTTGAGGAATACGACGAAGCCAGCAAGGCGGTAATCGAATGGGCTAAGGGCTTGACTAGCGGTGTGCAGCATGCGAGTACGACCGTCGCTGCCGCGTGCAGGCTCTATGTTGAGAATCGGCGCAAAGAGAAGGGCGCAGCGAACGCCTACGACGCAGAGGGTCGGTTTAATCGTCTCGTTTACGGTCATCGAATCGGCGCTATCGACCTTTCCAAGTTGAGAGCGCTCGATGTCGAGAGGTGGCGCAACGAGCAGGTCGAGTCGGACGACGAGGGCGATGAGGGCGACGAAGAAGGCGAGAAGCGCGCCAAGGATTCAGCGAATCGAAATCTTACGTCGTTGAAAGCTGCGCTAAATTACGCGAAGCAGTGCGGCTGCGTGGCAACTGACATAGGCTGGAAGGCGATAACCAAGTTTAAGGACGTTGGCGCACGCCGTAACGGCTGGCTGCATGCCGACGAACGCAAGCGGTTGTTGGATGCCATGCCAGGCGACTTGCGAACGCTGTCACTGGCTCTGCTGCACATTGGTGCACGACCGGGCGAATTGGCAAACGCCAATGCGGCCGATTTTGACCGGAATGCGGGAATACTGAACCTGACCGGCAAGACGGGTCCGCGCAAAGTCAATCTGTCGTCGGCGGCACTGGCATTCTTCGCCGACCAGACCAAAGACAAGATCGGCAATGCTCCCCTGTTGACGCAAGCGGACGGGCAGCGCTGGACGGCTCCGGCGTGGGGTATGGCATTTAGGGAGGCTCGCGATGCCGCAAAGTTGCCCGATGCTGTCCTGTACTGCATGCGCCACACGTACATTAGCGAAGCCATTGCGCGCGGTCTCGACGTGTTCACGGTGGCAAAGCTCACGGGCACTAGCGTCGCCATCATCCAATCGAACTACGGTGCGTTTACCGACAATATCACCGAGCGACTGAATCAGGTGGCCGCGTTCATCTGATGCTCGACGCATACCAAGCCAACAAGGCCCGCCGCGTGCGGGCCATTTTTGCGTTTGTGCGCCGGAAGTCGGTATGGCTACCATTGGTAGTCGCGGACAATAGCGATTGCAGGTCCGTCCGTATACCGCCGCGCCTCCCGTTGGCGACTTGGCTACGCTCGTATGTGCTGAATCAATCTAGCCCGTCCATTGGGCTATAAATAGTTATTCGCCAGATTTGATTCGCTGAGCGTTGCGGCTAGCCACTCAGGATGCGTTAAATTTACGTCAGAGCTACCTGAAGGGACGACATCTGATCAGATGTAACCGCTAACCAATAAGGATGACCAGGCGTTAGCACAGATTTTTGCGCAGCTAAATTTCGTTTCAGGGTGTTGCAACGTGGCGGGGTTCAGATACAATTCTGTTATGTTCAAGGCATCGAGCGAGAATTGCAGGCAGTGGCAGAGAAGGGCGCACTCGGAAACGGGCGCGCCCTTCGTCATTTTGGGCGCAACAGTGCATAAGTTAATTCGCTGTTGTGGCAAACCTCAACCGGCCCACCAACACACACAGAACCCGCCTAGTGCGGGTTTTTTACGCCTGTAGGAACATGACATGACGAAGAAAACGAGCGCGGCGCCACTAGGAACGCGACAGACCGAAGGCGTGAAGGTATCGGTTGCCGATTTGGCGGCAGATATTGGAGCGTCACCGCGCGAAGTCATCAAAGCGCTGGCAGTTTGTCAGGACATGGGATTTTTGGATATTCGCGCATTCGACGGCCTGTGCGGTACGTTCAAAGTGAAGTTACCGCAGCGGGGCACGAAATGATTACTGAATTCGATTTGCATAACGCGATGGTTGCCGCGAAAGTGCCGGTTACGCCGCGTCATGTCTTGCGCGTGCTGCGTATGCGCGAAATGATGAACCCGAACGGTGACGCCGCTTGGCCGTCATATCAAAAGATTGCGGATGATGTGGGAGTATCAAGGCGCTCGACTATCGGTGCTGTCAAGTGGTGCGCTCAAAATGGTTGGCTGGGCGTAGTGAAGCGCAATAGCGGCCACGGCGATAACGAAACGAATGAGTATCGCATTCGCATTCCGCGCGCATTCAAAAGTCTCCCGGATGTAGGTAGTGAACTAGCTTCACTAGGTAGTGAGGCTGAGGGGGGTAGTGGACTAGCTTCACCAGAGGTAGTGAAGCAGATTCACCAGGGTAGTGAACTAGCTTCACCCAAACAAGGAAGGGAAAAAGGAAGCTCTAACGAGGAAGATACAACCCATTCATTCGCTATCGCTCATGAATCGTCTGCGGTCGGAAAATCCGACGCTCCGACGATGATCGATGAAAGCGGCATCGGTATCAACGTAAATTGCCTGGATTACTGCCGAACGCATGGCGTATCAGAGCCCAGCGACAGATGGGATGAGTTCTGCTGCATGGTTCTATCGGAGCGCGCAGACCTCTGTGCAGAACCGTACGGCATCGCCGCAAGCATCGCGTTTCGTAGCTGGATACGAGGGCGCAGGGAGTGGGCCAGAAGGTCAAAACCTTGGGTGTACAGGCAAGAGCAGGCGCAGGCCGTAGCCGCGTGAACGGGGACACAGACCATGAAAAGATACGACTTCTCACTTATCGCCGGTATCTCATGTGCAGACGCCGCTTACATCGACATTAGCTCACCCTGCGAACCATGGCACGGCAACGTATTCGACCCGAAGGGCTACCCGGTCGCGTATCTCGCTGGTAAGACACGCCGTGTCGCTCGATATATTTACGCCGTGTCGCGCGGCATTCCGCATGACTTCATTGACGGCCTGACGATTCGCCACACGTGTGACAACCCGGCGTGCTTCAATGAAAAGCATCTGTTGGCGGGGACCGATGCGCACAACATCGCAGACCGCACTCGACGCAAACGCACGGCTACGGGCGAGCGCAGCGGCAATGCCAAGCTCTCTGACGCCGATGTAATTGCCGCCCGCGCTGAATACGTCAGATACGACCGAGAACACGGTAGCGGGGCGCTCGCGCGGCGCTATGGTGTCACACAGGCAATGATGCTGCGCGCAATCGTTGGCGACGCATGGGCGCACCTACCGGGCGCAGTGAACGCGTAATGTCCGCTCGCGTACCTAGTTGATTTCGCTAAACCTGCCTACTCAGGGCAAAGCACAGGCCGACCGGGTCTGCGCCTTGTGATCCATGCGGTATACCATATCGATTGAAATATGGCTGTAATCCAAACTGATAAGTGTTCGACGGAGGAAGGAGGCTATGCAGGAGATAAGTAATCCGAAATGCCTGTTGACGGAGTGGCAGGGTTCCAATACAATTCTGCTATGTTGTTCCATAACCCCGACCAAAAAGGGTTGTGGGCGAAATAAAGGCCGCGCCCGGTAGGGCTTGCGGCTTTTTTTTCGTCCCTAGAAAGATGGGCGGAAAGCGGTAAAGGGCTAGGCGGCATCTAGACGCTAGCCCTTTGTTTTTTCGTGTGTACGAAGTGAATTTGTGATGGTCCATGAAGGGCTTTATAGGCGCGTGACTCCCAAGGTCCGCGCCTATTTTTTATCCGTCGCTGGTGAAATAGAAACGCAGTGGCGATGATTGGGACGTGCGGAAGGGATGGCGGCTTGCAAACAGGCCCTATCCCTTTCTTTCGTTAACGGCTCGCCACGGCGCGGCCCTGCATATGGAGCAATACAGCATGACAACAGTACAGACCATCGCGCCTGGCCGAACCCTTATATCAATCGAGGAAGTCATTAAGCGCTCTGGCGTATCGCGTACAACAATTTGGCGACTGATTCGAGCAAAGGTATTCATTTCCGAATACCGAATCATTCCATCGAAGCCGTTGTTCTCCGCCGAGGAACTGGAAGCGTGGATTGACAGTCGCAGAGTTCCCCAGTTCGCTGACAGCGCGCAAGACGCAGCGGCGTAACCGCAGCGCCAACAGGAACCCGCCGCGCCCCGCTGTACCGCCCCTCACCAACCCCCACGCATCAACCGCATACGCGAGCCGCTACAGGCCCGCTAATCGCGTTTCACTCCCCCAATGATTCAGGTAATGCCTGGGTCTACTTGAAAAATAGGAATCTCATAATGTCCGCACAACACGATGCAGTTACCGCAAATCTGGACGCCGCTCGCGCCAAGCACGCAGAACGCCGAGCCGAACACGTGCAGGCTGTCGTAACCCTTAACGGTCATCGCGAACATTCGGCAACTGCCTCCGCTGACGCAGTGCGCCTGCAACGCGAGCTTGCAAACGTCATCGCTAACGGCGGCGACGAGTCGGCCCGCTCGACGCTGCGAAATCAGGTCAGCGATGCAAAGACGGTTGCAGAACACCACGCCAACGAAGCCACGCGCATCGCGCCGACGATTGCCGCATTGAAAGCTGGCGTTGAACAAGGCGAGCGCGCGCTGCTGAGCGCTCAACGCGATTGGGAGAACAGCGAATTTGTCGACGCCAAGGCCGCCTACGCCGCAGCGCTCCCGTCAATCATCCCGGCTGCGCAACGCCTGACCGCCGCAGTGCAGCGCACCGGTCGCACGTCCGGTATTGAGTTCTCAGGCTTGATGATCGACTTGAGCAAGCCCAATCTGTTTGGCGAGCCGGTTGACCTGTCGGGCGCATTCGACGCTGACGCTCCAATCACCATCCTGCCGCGCTAAGCGACCGATGATAGCGCCGCTGGCCCGCTGGCGGCGCTAATCACTTTACGGGACACGAATGACTAAACCAACGAACGCGCGCACACTCAGTGCCGACGAGCGGGCTGCACAGAAGGCGGCATATTTGGGCGACGCGCGAGACATACTGCGCGGCAAAATGCCAGCGAGCGACGCTTTCTTTGCGCGGACCTACACGCCAGAGCAGAGGCGCGCACTGATTGACGCCGACATTGCAGCTATCGGCGCAGGCGGGGCGAAGTTCGGCGCACCGGCTACGGAAGCGAGGGGCAATACATCGAGCACGGCATACGCACCGGCACCGATCAAGTATGAGCGCCCAACCAACGCGCGGGAAATGACGGCGAAACAGTACGCCGCGCGCAAAGCGGATTACCTGAAAAACGGATATTGATATGCACTCGACGCAGAACGCAGCAAATGACGCTTTCACCCGGCTTTGCGGCGCTCTGGCGTCGCCTAACCCACTAGGTGCGACGATGGACGACTGGCGGGCGCTGCCTGACGCCTACCAACTTGCCGGCGTGAACCTCTATAGCTGGCCGAACATGAAGCGGTACGACGACACAGCGCATGAGATTAGCCGTGAAGCTCGACGCTTCGGCGCTGACATGCTCGATATTTACAAACCCGGCGTACCGGGATGCAGCCGCGCTGCTCTCGCTCGCAAGTACGGCATGAGTGTCGAACGCGTGAACCTAATTATGCAGCGCGCGGACGAGTTGCGGATATTGGGTGATCCCACGCTTACTCACTGAACGAAACTGAGGTACGAAAGTTTCTATGTGCACGAAAGCGCAAACCCTCACTTACGGACAGGCGCAACCGACCTGAACGAAAAGGATCGGTTTCTAGACACTGCACGCAGTCTGACGAACTGATTACCTCATAAGCCATTGACGCCCGCCGACTAAGTGGGCGTTTTTACTGGAGCACAATATGACCGAACAAACGAAAACCGTCATCGACGGTAACGCCCGCGAATTTGATGGTGGCAAGCATCCAGCAGGGTTGCTGTCTACTTACGCGTATGGCTCTGGTAGTAGTGGCTATGCCCAGCTATCCGGCCATTCCACTGAACGATGCCCGTCCGACGCTGACGCAGCCGAGCCGAAACCGGAGTCGTCTCACACACCTATCTGATTTGTCGCGGATGCGGTTCCGGAACCGCATCTCAACCTAACCCCTACACCACAAGGACCCCGCCCAAGCCCCGCTTCGGCGGGGTCTTTTATTTGGAGAATGCTTTTGGATCGTCAGATTGTCTACCCCGGCTCGGTCCCGCTTGAGACGGACTTGCTGAACACAAACCGAAATATTCTTTCGTCGATTGGCTCGTTGATCGGCGACACGCTCGGGACTGTAACCCAGTTCACCGGGCTTGGGTGCGTTCCATCAATCCCAGCCGCTCTAACGGTTGTTATCAATCCAGGTGTTGCGTACTCGCTTCAGAATCTCGACAACACGCCGTATAGCTCGCTGGCACAGGACACGGCGCACCAAATCATGAAGCAGGGCATCATGCAGAACGCACAGACGCTCTCGACGCCCGCCCCTGCAACGTCCGGTTATTCCGTCAACTACCTTGTGTCGGCGTCGTTTGTCGAAGCAGACATCAACCCGGTAGTGCTGCCGTATTACAACGCAGCGAACCCGCAGCAAGCGTTTAGCGGTCCCAGTGGCAATGGCACGGCGAACAACACCACGCGCCAAAACACGGTGCTATTGACGATTACCCCCGGCGTCGCTGCGTTGACTGGCTCGCAGGTTACGCCCCCCACGCCAACCGGCACAACCGCGTTATATGTCGTGACTGTTGCATTCGGCCAAACGACCGTTACCGCTGGCAACATTACCAAGGTTTCTGGCGCGCCTTTCTTCCCCGGATTCTTGAAGGCTGACGGCTCCGTTCCTCTAACCGCAGTGCAAACCGGCGCTACTGCCGCTCAGTTCGACAACAGCACGAAGCTTGCGACAATGGCCGCATTGCAACGGCAGGGAATTCAGGCGTCAGGAATCATTGCGCCCTCCACGTCACAGGCTCTGACACCCGCTATTGCTGGCGGAACGGTTCTGGCGTTCTCAGTTAGCCCTATCACGCTTACTCTTCCTGCCGTTTCCAGCTTCCCTGTTGGCGGACGAATCGAGTTCCTGAATATCAGTGCGGGTTCGGCAACGATTGCGCGGACAGGTAGCGACACAATCGCATTGAATTCCACTGGCGGCGCTACATCGGTTGTTCTTAACAACGGCGATTCGCTGACCCTTGAGGCTAGCGCAACTGGTCAATGGTACGCCGTGGGCGGTTCTGCGCAACTTGGGTTTTCGACTGCATTTAATGCGTCGCTTTCCGCGAACGGCTATCAGAAGCTGCCTAGTGGTCTGATTATCCAGTGGGGGACAACCAACATCACGGCAACAACAGCCGGGTATTCGACGGATGTAACGTTGCCGATTGCGTTCATTACCGCTGGTTTTTCTGCTTATGTCACGTATACGGGCAACGCGCCGCCAACAAATTCGAATTCACTTGCAGCGTATTGCCCTAGTCTTTCAATAGTTCGCCTTACCGCTGTGTCCAGTTCGACTAGTTCGCCGGGCGTTAGTTGGTTTGCAATCGGAAAATAAATCATGGGTCAAAAACAAGCCGCATATGACAGCACGGGCGCTATCGTCGCTTTCTACGACAGCATTGATAGCCCGCTTCCTGCCGGTCTTACTGCCTTCATCGAAATCACGAATGAGCAATGGCAAACGTGCATCAATTCTAGCCCGCCGTACACGGTAGCGAGTGGCGCACTCGTTGCGCCAACCGCGCCGACATCCGCTCAATTGCTCGCCAAAGCTAAAGCTGAACAAGTTTCGTCTCTTTCCGCAGCATGCGGCGCGGCTATCGTGTCTGGTTTCACGTCTAGCGCGCTCGGCTCGGCGCACACGTACCCGTCAAACATGACGGACCAACAAAACCTTAGCACTTCAATCATGGCATCGATGCTGCCGGGAACGCCTGCCGACTGGGCAACACTGTTTTGGTGCGCCGACTCGGCGGGTAACTGGTCGTGGACCTCGCATACTGTCGCGCAGATTCAGCAGGCGGGGAAAGACGGAATGGCCGCGATTCTCGCGCAGCGGTCGAAGAATGCAACTCTTTCTGCGCAAGTCGCCGCCGCCAGCACTGTTGCGGCAGTTCAATCGGTGGTTTGGGAGTAGCCCGAGCCGAATCAAGTCAATTTTGAGGGGACCGTTGCGCGTCATTTCACTTACTCGACGCAGCTTCGACACGGCATGGCGGTATATTTGCCCTTGTGGGACAAAAGGACCCCGCACACACCAACAATCATAACAGTTTGAGCGCTGGCATATTTCCCTGTACGAAAACGGGACGTAAAGCTTTCGCCTGTCTAGGGCATCAGCCCACCCGCTTCATTTCGAATCGAGCATAACCGCCCCCAAGGGGCAAAGGACGGAACGCATGTTTGAGGCGTTCAAAATTGGCGTTCGCCTGTCGCTCGTAAATCAAGTATCGCATGGTTTAAGTGCGATGGCGAAAGATTTCAACAAGGCGGAAGGCGCGGTAGATTCGTTGCGGTCAAAAATCGCTCGAATGAGTACCGGCACAAAATTGATGTTCGGCGGCGCTCTTGCCGTTGGCATCGGGGCCTCAATGGCGATGACTCTGAGGCCCGCCTTGAATGAAGCCCGCAAGATGCAAGGCGCGATGACGGAGTTTAAAAACTTCGGCATGTCTGACGCGCAAAACAATGAAGCTTTCGAGTTCGCAAAGCACATGGACATTGCCGGATCGTCCTATGTTGAAAACCTGAAGAAGATGACGGAGGCGCAAGGCGCGTTTCGTGAATCCGGCCTGAAGGGTAGCGAGGCACTAGCAGGCGCGAAGCTCGCAGCGCCCATGCTCGCCCGCGTCGCTGCCATCGGCAAGGCGAGCGGGCATGAAATGACGGAAGCCGACGACAAGGCGTTTATTCGCGCTATTGAAATGTCGGGCGGCTTGCATGACGCGGCAACGTTCAACAGCCGCGCCGATGCAATTTTCAAGCTCGTTGGTTCGTCGGGCGGCATGGTCAAGTATGAGGATGTTCGCGCCTTCTATGCGCGTGGTGGCGTGTCGGCCAAGAGCATGACCGAAGAAGCGCTCATGAAGTTTGAGCCGATCATTGGTGAAATGAAGGGCACTAGCGCAGGCACGGCGCTCATGACTTCGTTTAACCGCCTAAACGGCATCGTCAAGCTACCCAATCAGATCGTTCATGAATTGGTTAACGCAGGTTTGTGGAACGGCAAAAACATTCAGTGGAATTCTCAGGGTGGCGTAAAGAACATCAAATCGGAGGGGTTGCTTACCGGCGCGAGCCTGCTTCAATCTGACCCGGTTGAATGGGAAAGAAAATACCTTGAGCCCATGTACGCAAAAATGGGGCTCGTCATTCAGCGTCAAAAAGACGTTGAGAATGCGCGATTGTTTGGGCGAACGGGCGGCGCGGAGTTCTCGCTGATCCAACAGCAGGCGCAAACAATCGCGCGGTCTCCTGAAGCTATCCGAAAGCGTTTAGGGATTGGAGACACAGCAGCAAACAAGAATAAAAAGTTCGACGGCCAGCTAAACATTGCGTCCGCTGCGTGGCGCAATGTCTTGAACAACGTCGGCACGGCGATTTTGCCCAACGCCACGGCGGGGCTGACAACCTTAAGCGGAATTCTGACGAAGCTTGCAGACTTCGCGCGCGATAACCCGCTGTTTGTAAGCGTCATCGCACAGGGCGCAGCAGTCGCGGCTGCTGGCTTGTTAATTGTCGGCAGTATTTCGTTGATCGTCGGCGGCCTATCTATGATGAGTGATGGTCTTGCTGTGGTGCGCATTGCATCGGTGCTTTTGCTGCGAACGCTTGCGCTTAATCCTATCGGTTTGATCCTGACCGGCATTGCCGCCGTGGCGATTTACGCATGGCAGCATTGGGACACGATCGGGCCGAAGCTAAAAGCAGCTTGGGCTTCTATCACGGACGGGTCTATCACCTTCACGGACCGAGTAGGTCAACTGTGGCGCAACTTCAAACACTTCGTTGGTCTGGACGATAGCGCCCCGCCCGGTACGACCGGCAAGGGAGCGCCGAATACTGCGCCGCACGGCTCGACGGTCGGCGGTAGCGGATTCGTTCGACCGAGAGCGACGACGGCTCAACCAATCCATACGCAAGTCAATCTCGACGGAAAGCAAATTGCAACGGCGGTAAGCAATCACGTTGCGGACGGCGTTATGTCCGCACACGGCCCAGGTGGATTTAACTTTGGTTTGGGCCAAGCTACAGCGGGTCAGGGGTACGACTAATGCATGCCTAGACCTAGTCAATCTGCGATATGTCTATAGGTGCGTATACGTCGCGCATGGGACCGCAAAGCACAAGCAAACGCGCTCGCCGTGCTGAAAACTTACCGGGTACGTGTCGGCTCCAGGCGAGCGGGCTACGGACACTGTATGGCGTTTGGACGCTCTGTCCGAATGGAAGCTACGCGCGTTGATGGAACGTAACGGCAAGCTCAGGTATCGATCACATGGAAGCCCCTAAACGGGCGAAAAGAAACAGAATGAATAAAGCATCAGCGAGCGTCGCAGCGGTGCGCGGCGCGGTCAAATTATCTAACAACCCTGACACGCCGGGAGTGGTTATGCAAGGCGTAACGGCGTTCGAAGTGGAAAACAACACCTATTCGAACGCTGACACCTTCTCATGTACGTTCTCGGCCAACGCTCTACCGGAAAGTAACAATGCAAAATGGTTCTCGCAGCAGTCCGACATGTATTTAGAGCTTTTCATGGGCGTTCCGCCTGACCCGACAAATTGGGTTGCGGACGACTTGAAAAGCTGGGTTTATGGGCAAACCGACAAGATTGGGTACGACCCAATCACAGGAATTATCACCGTCACGGGCCGCGATCTAGCGCGCGTCTTTATCGACGCAAAAACCACGGAAAAATTTCAGAACAAGACAAGTTCGCAGGTTGCGCAAATCCTTGCGGCTCGACACGGCCTAACCGCTAAAGTCGTGGCGACGAAAACGCCAATCGGCAAGCTGTACGAAATCGATCACGAACACATGAACGATGCGCAAACCGAATGGGACATTCTCACCCATCTTGCGCGAGTCGAACAATACGCCGTGTACGTGCGCGGGAAAACACTCTACTTCCAACCGAAGCCCGACCCCTCAAAGGTCTCCCCTTATCCCATCGTGTGGACTCCCCCGGACTCAGCTACGGGATTCCCTACGTGCGCGGTAACGGGCCTAAAGCTCGACAGGGCGCTGACTATCTCGCGGGGCATCACGGTAGTAGTGCGCTCATTCAATGACGCGGCACAAAAGACGTTCACCGCGACCTATCCGCCCAAGCAAAAAACAAGCATCAAGGTTGGCGGTTTCGGTGCGCCTCAAACGTACTACTACGACATTGCGAACCTGACTCAACAGGCGGTGGTGGCTCGCGCTCAATCCAAATATGCCGAACTGATTCAGCACGAAATGCTGATGTCATTCGAGATTCCCGGCGCTGGTAACGATTCGCTTGACGTTAATAGCCTTGCTTCTCTCATCGGGACCGGCACGGCGTGGGATCAAACGTACTTCCCTGAATCGCTTAAGCGAAGCATGAGCTTCAGCAGCGGGTACACACTCGAAGTTCACGCAAAGAACCATAGCCCCGATTCGCAGGAGGCTGCGCAATGACGGCACCTATTGCTAACCCTTCGTGGCCGCTCAAGATTGAACGTGTGAAGCGCAAGATACGTGCCATCACGCCGAAACAGAAGTGCCTCATTACGCCTGATATTGCCGCAGCAATCGTCGTGCTGACGGCGGAAATGGATGAGCTACGGATGGCGTATGCGCGCGAGTTGATGGGCGACCGAGACGCGCGAACGCTTTCCGCTGGGTCAATCTATGAGCGGCACGTTCGGAGCGTTAAATAGCTCGGAAAGGCTTTCAAAAGATTCATTGGAATTTTTTGGGGACGACCCCATGACGCGCGCGCACGCGTACGCGAGGCAAAACAGCGCCAATCGTATTACGCTGTTGGCTAGCTGGAAAACAAAGCCATGCCGCGTGTGGCTATGCGCGCGTGTAGCGTTTCGAAACACTCCATGACGCGCGAGCGCGCACGCGAGAGAAACCGTGTTATAGGACAGCTACAGCCATCCGAGTGTTCGCATGGCGTCCTCGATCACGGGACGCCACTCGTCCGGGCATGGCTTTACTCGCGGCACGCTGCGTCGGGAGCGAAGCGAAAGCCCGTTCTTTTCCTTAACGTCTGCTATCCAGCATGATTGCATGACGCGGTTGTGTGTGCGCCTCACCAGTAACTGCAGGTCAATGTAGCGCATGTGGTCTCCGAGTGATGCGACGATCATAGGCGAACACCGGCCGAATTGACGAGGAGAAAGTAGTTGCTCTTCATGCCTCACGTCAGGTGTACCCAATCCTGACTGTCAGGCGCGTATCGGTACTTCCTCGAAGTCAAGCCGATTTGCATTGAGGAAGTCGATAAGTGCTGTGTGCACCCCAGCGTATGTAACGTCGATGATTGCGTTGCCATGCCGTCGCACGCCGATGCCCTTCGCAGGAAGGTCGTACACGTCGATAATTCCCACTTTCGGCAGGCCCCGCAGGTACAGATCGACAAGCCTCTCAAATTCGGCGACGTCTTCATTGAGGACGGAGACGCAGATAGTGCCGGGCGGAACGGTAGGCATGTCGAAAGTCCATCCAAAGAAAGCTGACAAGTGGTTAGCGCGCGTTTGCCAATGTAGCACTTTGACCACGCTCAGCGCGCACGAAACCGTTCCCTTTCGTACGCACCTTTCGTGGGGTGTACAAAAATAAGCCTTGCGCATTTCATACATGGGCGTATATTTCGTACATCGGTTACATACATCAAGGCGGGAAACACGAAATGTCACGCACCTTTGCTTATGCCCGCGTATCGACGGCGGACCAATCGACAGAAAACCAAGTGCGCGAGATTCGCGCCGCTGGGTTCGCAGTTGATCCGCGCCGTACCGTCGCCGAAAACATATCGGGCAGCGTCGCCGCTACGCAGCGTCCCGGATTCTCCAAGCTGCTAGACCGGCTAGAGGATGGCGATGTGTTGATTGTGACGAAGCTCGACCGGCTGGGACGCAACGCATTAGACGTGCGCGCCACGGTTGAGCGCTTGGCGGGCTTGGGCGTGCGTGTCCACTGCCTAGCCCTTGGCGGCGTCGATCTAACGTCACCTGCGGGCCGTATGACGATGCAGGTTCTAAACGCGGTCGCTGAGTTTGAACGCGATTTGCTGATTGAGCGCACGAATGCCGGTATCGAGCGCGCCAAGGCAGAGGGAAAAAAGATGGGTCGCCCGTCCGCTCTGACCGACGAGCAGCAAGGCGCAGTTTTGGCGCGGCTGGCTGATGGCGCGAGCGTATCGCAAGTAGCGCGGGACTTCAAAGTGACCCGGCAAATCATCATGCGCATACGGGACATCGCATTACAAACGTAG